TTTATTGATAATTTAAGTTTGTTTACGGGATTTGTAATTAAAATTGTATTAAAATCTACTACCATAGCAAGGTATCCAAAGGTTAAAGACCTAAGAGTAATAGCTTTAGCATAATGAATGAATTTATAAAGGTAACTGATCACCCAACATTATTCCGTGATCCTAAAACAAAGGCAATTATGGTTATTGATCAAACTGGAATACAAAACTATATTAACCAAAGAACTCTTGCACAAAAATCTGTACAAGATAATGTGGAATTAAAGCAGGAAGTATATAACTTAAAAAATGAAATTAGTGATATAAAATCAATGTTAAATCAAATTTTAAATAAATTCGAACGATAAATAATACATAATATATTTAATTAAAATTTGATTTATATAAATATTACATCAAAAGACAAGGTATTTAAATGGCAACAATTATTTTAAGAGATGCGGGTTCGTTATCAAGCCCAGGTTCGTCAGCCAAAGGTTCGCCTTTAACTAATTTAGAGGTTGATAATAATTTTTCAAACCTTAACATTACTGCTGGTGTATTATCTAACCTAACAACTAGTAATACTGCTAATTTGGTAGTAGCTATTAATGAACTAAATTCAAGTTCAGGTGTAACAGCTAGTACTTATGGTGGTACAGGCCAGACTCCAACGTTTGTAGTTAATGCTAAAGGTAAGCTTACCTCAGCTGCTAACGTTGCAACAACTGTAGCTAATACCAATATTACTGGTAACATTATTGCTTCACAGATTACTAGTGTTGCAAACAGCCAAATTACTGGTAACATTTTAATCACCCAAATTCAACCCGCTGGCGCTACAGCCGGTGTGTATGGTGGTCCTTTAGCAGTCCCTGTAATTACGGTCGATTATGCCGGCAGGTTATCGGCAGTTTCTAATGCAACAATTTCAGCAGATACCTTTGGTTTAGGTACCGCCAATAACGTTACACATAGAGATATTACATCTTCTAACACCATAAATACAAGACGCGTTGTTGAGACAGCAGTTGCAATCGGTAATACAGGTGCAAGCCCAGTTATTGACCTAGGTCTAGGGACTGTATTTACAGCAACATTAAATAATAATGCAACATTTACCTTTGCAAACGTTGGTACTGTTTCATCGTTTGTGTTAATATTAACTAATGACAGTACACCAAGTAGGTCGGTAGCATGGTCAGGGGGTACTTTTAAATATCCAAATGGTGCAGTATCGAGAACAACAACAGCAAGTGCTATAGATATATGGTACGGATTTACCCCAAACAGCGGAACAAATTGGTATATTTCCATACCAATGTCCGCATTAGCTTAATCAGGAGAATAAAAAAATGGCAACAGATATCAGACTAACAGACATGGTGCAACCAGACATTGATGCTATGCATGCAAAACAAGTAGAATTAGAGCAAATGAGATTGGACTCGCAAGCTAATTCTAATGCATTACACAATAGATTAGAATTATTAAGGCATGCAAAAGAAATTTTATTAGCTAATAGGAATAATGCACCTGTTGGGGAGCGTGAAGTAACAGATGATGAAATAGTAAAATATGCTACAACCCTTGAAGCTTTTATTAATAAATAAAAAATAAATTTATATTATGGAATATATTATTAATCCTTATATTAGTCAGGATTTAACTACGCTTACTTGGTGGGATAATGCGTTTTCAAAAGAAGAACTTGATTGGTTGCAGTTTAAAGCTAAGCAATCAGATATAATATCTGCCACGGGGGGATTAGAACCAAGTATAAATTTAGATTTAAGAAGATCAAAAACTTCTTGGATTTCTTATTCCTTAAATGAAGATTGGCTTTTTGAAAAATTATCTAACATAATTGCAAATTTAAATGCTAATTATTATCAATATGACATAACAGGATTTGGTGAAAAATTGCAATTAGCTAATTATGATAGTAGTGATAAAGGTACGTATGGTTGGCATGTAGATGTTGGGGGGGGATCTGTGAGTAGAAAATTATCTCTCTCCCTCCAATTATCTGATCCCTCGGAGTATGAGGGTGGGGAATTAGAAATACGTGATGGTCCTACCCCTTCTCAAATATTAAAAAAAAGAGGGTATATATGTGTGTTTCCTTCTTTTATACAGCATAGAGTTACACCTGTTACTCAGGGTTCAAGGCAGTCCCTTGTAGTTTGGGCATCTGGTCCCCCCTTTAGGTAATTAATTATATGATAGGTAATTTATGAATTCTCAAAATATAGGCGAAAGTTACGACAATTTTATAGGTACATATACAAATGTATTTCCAGAGGGTTTTTGTGAGCAAGTAATAAAACTTACTGAGCATGCTTTTAAAACAGGGGTTGGGTACACCCGGGAACATGAAGCCCCTAGGCATAAAAAAGATGATTTATCCTTTAATGGAAATATGTTAGAAGATGGAGATGTAGTAGAATTTTACCGTAAACAACTTCAACAATGTTTTTCTAAATATACTAGTCAATACTCTGAGTTGCAAAATTACCCACTTAACAGTATAGATATGAAAATACAGAGAACAGGATCTGGGCAAGGATACCATGTATGGCATTCAGAGCAAGGTACAGGAGTTAACGTAGCTAGGGTCTTAGTTTTTATTGTATATTTAAACTCCTTAGAACCTAATGACGGCGGTGAAACTGAATTTTTATATTTACGAAAACGGATTTTGCCACAAAAAAATACAATAATTATATGGCCTGCCGGGTTTACACATACCCATAGAGGTAATCCAGTGTTGAGTGATAAGTATAAATACATTATAACAGGCTGGTTTCATATGGTATGAAATTTAAGCAGGACATTAATTAGGAGTTTTAATGGCAATAGGTACATCAAAATCAGGGGTCCTTGGGTCAGGTAGTGTACCTGCTGGTTGTATTACAATTAACTCAACTACAGTTTGGGTAGCGCCTGCTGGTGTTAGGTCAGTAAGTGTTTACGGACATGGGGGTGCAGGTAATGCCGGTAGTGCAGGTAATACCGGCAGTACAGGTAACTCTGGAAATTCTGGTAATCCAGGGAATGCTGGTGGAGGGGGCGGTGGAGGGGGCGGAGGCCCGGGGAGTTCGCAAATTATCGGCCACCAACTTTACCCACCTTATGGGGGTCACATTCTTCAAAACAACTCTTATAGAACATTTGGGGGCGATGGTTGGAATGCTGGTAGAGGAGGCCCTATAGGTTGTGCACCTCAGACTTCTCAAGTTGCCAATTCAACGATGATAAATTGCCATCGTGGCAACAACACTGGTGCAGCCCCCTATTATTCTGGTCTTGCTAGTTCAGGAAGCACAGGAGCAGCAGGAAATGCTGGTTCTGGAGGATCTGGAGGTTCATCTGGGGGTGCTGGTAACCCTGGAAGTGCAGGAAATGCAGGGGCTAGCTCCACTGCACTCGGAATTACATTTCCTGGTGGTAATGCTGGAAATGCAGGTGCAGGTGGTAGCGGTGGGGCAGGCGGCTCTGCTGGAAATTCTGGACCTGGAGGAACTGCCGGTACCGGTGGTGGAGGGGGACATGGGTCTCATTTTTATCAAGTAACCGGTCAAGGTGCCACATCTGGTGGTTATTATACTTTTGGGGTTGGTGGTCTTGCAGGACAAGGTAGTGGTAATTATAGTTTTGTTATGTCGCAAAATTTAGCATATTTTAATGCGATTTATTGTGCCAGTGGTATTGGGGCAGCTGGTCCCTACGGCAGTGCCAAATTTCCCCCATTTGGATGTAATGCTGTACATGGTGGGGGCCAACATGGTAAATATTTTACTATTTCTGACACAAAGTTTGGTAATGCAGGTCAACTTAGATATGGTACTATAGGTAATGGAGGCTGTGGGTACAGTTGTCAAGCATGCACTAGTAGTTATTGCAACACTAATTCATTGATTAGAGGGGGCCCAGGAGGCGATGGTGCAGGCAATAACAGATATGGTGTTAACACCGCGTGCAGATCTGCATCCAGCGGAGGTGTTGGAGGAAGAGGTGCTACACCTCCCGCTGGAAGTTATGGTTCACAATGGGCATACCCCCAAGGTGGTTATTATTTAAATAATATATCTAATAATCAGCAACACACACTCCCGCAAGGCCCGTCGCAAGTACTAAATGACTCTGCAATGTACACCGGCGGGGGCGGGGGTGGAGGGTCTGTTCAAACAGCTGCTCCTTATCAGCATCCTTCACAATATAACTTGCAACGTAACGGGCCATTTATGTACATAGCTGGCGGCGGGGGTGGTGGGGGTGGAAAAGGACAACTAGGAGGTGCAGGGGGCGCTGGGGGATCCGGGAGTGCAGGAAATCCAGGCAGTCCAGGTAACCCTGGAGGGAGTGCAACACCTTCAACATCTAATTGTGTAATGGTAACATCTGGAGGAAGCTATCCTATAACTGTTGCCCCGGGTTCTTCTGTCAAAATTTCCTGGAAATCGCAATAATGAAACTTAATATTATATGGAGACTATATGCCTAAAATTATTTTTACAAATGACGCAGGTCAAAAGACTGTTAGTCAAACTCTTGATACAGTTGAAGAAAAATTACAACAAATTAAAGAACTTAAGATTGACAAAAAACTTCGTGAAGCTCAAGAAGAAATACAAAAATTAGATAAAAGCGGTTATAATAGAGCTAGATCTGTTACGGTTGGCACTGCTTTTGGAGGAGTAGTTGAATTAAGTATGAGATCAGATCATACTACGTTATGGTGTGTTATGCAGCCAACAGAAGTAATAGAAATAATTCATCAACTAGCTGGTTCAATTGGTTGCCATATTAATATTAAACCACGAAATGATTTTGCTAGTTGGAGAGGATGGAGAGCAGACGCTGAAAATTTGTTACCATTTATGTCCCAAGGTTGGGCCCCTCATCCAACAGTTGATCAAAGTCAATCTATAGGTATGAGCGAAACTATGGCACCGTCATTAAAAATACAAGGAGAAAATAATGAAACTCTGGCAATTACGAAAACTATCAACAAACGAAAATCTAAACGAACCCCAACCTCTTCCTGAAAATTGGGGACCAATTCATGGTATGATGGGGTTTAAAGAACAACTTGGTAATTTATCATGGCTTAGAGATCCCCAATTAGAGGATAAGGGGTGGTTTGAAACTGATATAGATTACATTGTTAAAGGACCTGGTGTAGAGGATACTATTGAAGTACCAATTGAAGAACCAGTTGAGGAGGTAATCAAAGTAAATATTGAAGAAACTATAATTGCTTCTGCAAGAAAATTACTTTCTGAATCTGACTGGGCAATGATGCCCGATGTTCCTATTACCAATGGTACAAGGACCAAATGGCAGGACTATAGGAAAGCATTAAGAGAAATTAAACTACAGCCTGGGTTTCCAGATAATGTTACTTGGCCGCAAAAGCCTTAATTATAAATCTTAAATGGGCCTTAGGGCCCTTTTTTTATAAATATAATGTAATAATTGAGGAATTAAATGGCATCTGTATCAAACCTAGCAATTGATCAAGGTACAACGTTCAGTGTCACAATAACTGTGACCGATGATACTGGTTCGGCTAGAAACTTAACCGGTTATACTGCAAATTCTCAAATAAGAAAGTCTTATACTGCTACATCTAATATTGCATTTGCAGCCAATATTGCAAGTCCTACCGATGGTACTGTAACTCTAGATCTTTCAAAGGCAACAACAGCTAACATTAAAGCTGGTAGATACGTTTATGATCTTATTCTTACCTCTAATATTGCAACGGTAGAA